CCCGCAGACTTGTAGTCTTTACAGAGGAGTGCTTGCAGATGGGGGAATTCGAGGAGATTGCGGGAGAGAAGAGGAAGATGGGAGAGTTGCGGGCCTCCGAGTATAGAGATAACATTTAAGTATCTTCTTTACATCTACACTCATTGTTATTAGTAATCTATCATCACATTTACGATTACTATCACCTTTCTTATATTCGGCGGTTATTGTTTCTGTGGTCCAATCAAGATTGTTATTCTTTGCTTTCAATTGTTCTCTTAAAGCGTTATGTACAGAATTTTTAATATCAGGAATTCTATTATAAGGAACCGGGTCTACATATGTTTCTACAGATATGGTCATTGTTCTCTAAATTCTGTTTCAGGATCGATAGACTCCATTGTATTTCCTATTGATACATCTGAATTAAAGAATAAATTATGAAGAGAATATGTATCTTCAATAGAAAGTTCATTAACAGGAAGTTCATCTATTGCTTTAAATAATTTCTTTTCTAATTTTTTGCTTATTCTTTGTCTCTTTTCTAATTCATGAAATTTTTTCATAGATCAAACTTTCTTTTAATATGTCCAGGTTTTCTATTAGTGTTTGCTGTATTATTTATCTTCATTGCTTTACTCATGGTCTTGCGTGAATGGCAGTTTTTGCAAAGTGATTGGCAATTTTTCTTTTCTAATCTTAATTCTGGAGCTTCTTCTATATCTTTAATATGGTCCACACATGTAGCACCTTCAAAGTAGCCATTTGCTTTACAGATACGACAGAATGGTTCATTAGCGAGAATGTACTCTCTGAAATTTCTCCATTCTATGCTATTATAAAAATTCTGTCGTTCTTCTCGTGTTTCAAACATTTAAATTTTCTAATCTTTTATTTGTCATTATCTTCATTATCTCATCTTGAGTGCCCCACCTTAAGTTATCTAAGTTTAAATTTTTTCTATTACCATCAATATAAATAACTTTACATTTAGGGCTTGGTTTAGGTGGGCCATAGGTATCCATTAAAACACTTCCAACAGTCCTAAAAACACCGCCTTTATGGTATTTGATGCCTTCCTTGTCATACAATGCTACCATCATGTAACCATGTTTGTGAGTTAATTTCTTTAAAAATATAGGATTTTTACATGCATATGATATAATATTACCATTTCGTGATATTGCATATCTATTTCCATATCCTGGAACAAACTTAAATTCTTCACTGTTTTCCATTATTCATTAATTTTATTTTCTAACCATTCTAATATTTCTTTCTTTGACATTTTGCCTGTATTTCCTGATGAAATAAGATTTATAACTACACTTATTTCTTCTGAACATACATTTATAGTTGTTTCATTTGAATTAGTTCTTTCCATTATTTCTAATTTTCTTTCTCTTATATGTCCATCTCTCATATAAAATCTTGGTTTTTCATTTAGTGTTTTCATAGTTTTATTTTTAAAAATTTAAATAATACATTAATTCTTTTTGGACAGTCTTTTACTTGTTTACCGATCATCATTCGTAAGATTTTATCAATCTTTTCTTCTATAGTTAATGAATTTAAAATTTCATTAACTGTTTCTGATATTTCAAGAAGGTCTTTTGTGTCTCCTTTTTCAATAAAATTTTTAGTTTTCATAATTTATAGTTTTATTATATATATTATATGAAAATAAATGATAAAAAGTTTCTTCATGTCAAGAATATTGTTTATATTTACACTATAATTAAAAAACGAACAACAAAATGAACAGACAAGAAAGAAGATTTAATGAAAGAAACAGAATGAAAGCTTTTAAAGCAAGACAAACTGTTGAAAGTCCTAATGGAAATGTGACATGTTTATCTGAAGAAGAATTTACTTTTGAACAGCAGGAAATTGCTGACGCAACCAAAAAAATGTTTTCAAAAATTACTGACTTATCACCGGCACAGAAAATTGCATCTTACAATGCTATGATACAAATGAAAATTGGTAATGATCCTCGTGGAATGCTTTGTGTTCCCTTTGCTGCAAAAGTAATGCAAGAATTAATTGACAAAAATAAAAAATTAATTATTGAAGCATATCCTTGGGCATTTTAACATTTTTTAACATTAAATCTTTCTTCGATTAGATTATTTTGATTACCTTTACATTATAATTTAAAAACGAACAACAATGAAAGCACAAGAATTCATCAATTACATTAATGATTTTTATGGAAAAAAAGGTTTTTTTGGAGATGCTTTTAATCATAAGTTAACAAAAAGACAAATTTCTAATGCTTTAAAAGAATGGAATAAAGCATTTCCATCTTCGCCTATTGATTCGAGAGAAGCATTTAAAGCCTGGATGTATAAGTTATATCCTCAAATAGCAAATGGAGAATGTGAATATCAATACATTGGCGTATTATCTGATGAAGATTTATTAAATGGAATGAAATAATGGCACAGAAGGGCGAACATTTAAAAGAAAAAACAAAGGAAATTTTAAGATCTCTTTATACACCAGAGAAGAGACAAGAAATGTCTGAACTTATGAAAGAAGTTTGGAAAGACCCAGAATATGCAAATAAAATATCTGAATCTTTAAAAGATACATATGTTAAACATCCTGAAAAACGTAAACAAAGAAGTAAATTATTAAAACAATATCATATAGATCATCCTGAATATGCCATAGAAATAGGTAAACGTTCAAAAGAAAAATGGCAAGATATTGAATTTCGTGAAAAGGCTATAAAAGGCATTAAACTTGCAATAAAAGAAGGAAGATTAGTTCCTGGTTTTGAAACAACAACCGAAACACAGGAAGATCACTGGTTAAAAAAATGTGATAAAAGTGAAAGAGAAATAATTAAAAGAAAAAAAGTAAAAGGCGATGCAATTGAATATAAATTATGCACTAATGAAGAAGTATTTGTAATTTATAAGTTAGCACAGCCTTTTAGAAATTACTTAATAATAAATTATCCATATGCACCTAAAAATAAAATGGTGGTTGAAGATAAAATAGTTCCTAAGGATATATTAACATATGATCAAATTGCAGAAATGTTTAATACAACACGTGGAAACGTACACCATTATGCAAATATGTTATCAAGAAAAAAATTATTTAAATCTAAAGGCTTATTAAAATGAAAAAAGTAGAACGAAAAAGAAACAAAGGTACAAATGTGGTCTCTATAGAAGGAGAAGTTTATGCATCAATTAAACATTTTTGTAATGTTCATGGAGTGACAAGAAATACATTGCATAGATTTTTAAATAAAATTGAAGAAAAATATACGTTAGATGTATATTATTTAGGAAAACAATTCTTCAAAGTTAAAGAAATTGATTTAATAATTGAAGAAATTAAAATTGATGAAGAAAAAATAATTAAAAATATTTAGAAAAATTGAATAAATAGATTGAGGGTACTCCATACCCTCGTCCAATCGGGAAGGAGTCTGCGAATCATAGTAACAGAACCTTCCTTTTTTGAAGAAATATATAGTATAGGAGAAGGGCCGTTTCATCCCTAACTCCTTTAGTCTTTATTTTATATATGATGTTGGTTCGGTTGTTCGTACCAACACCAAGAGGAGGATTCTCATTCGAGGGTCCTCCTTCACTTTTATACCTTTGTTAAGGTATCCTATAACTTTACTATAATATTTTAACTCGATGAATCCTGTGCGATCGAGGGCTTGTTTTAAGCCTTATCAAGTGATTTCACTTGTAGTTAATTCTGAAAGAGTTGAAATTATACTTACAAATACAGTACAAGCAAAAATAATCCATACTTTTAAAACTTCAGAGATAGGCAAAGGAATTATCGCGCCAGCTATGACAGGCAATACACGTGTTAGTAATTTTGAAACAAATTTCCATGTTTTATTACTTTTTTTGCCTATATTGTCAAATGATAGCATTTTTTTATAAACTTTTTTTGCTGCTTTTTCGTTTAAATCTGTTAACATTAAATTCCTAATTTATTCTCTATATGAGTGATTCTCCAGTCATGTTCTTTACTTAATTTTTGTAATTCTCGTATATCTCTACGATTTTCTTCGGCAATACCATGAAGTGTTTTTAAATCTGCCCTTATTTCTTGTATTTCAAATTTTATATCTTTAAGCTCATTTCTAATATCATCAAGCATATCACGCACCGTATCACATATAAGTTTTGCATGTAAATCATATGTTTTTGAAATGAATTCATAAGTGCATTCATCTTGGCGATCAAATAATAATTTTATCCATTTTTGATCATCAGTCGTAAGAGACATTCCTTCCTTTGTTTGCTCAGTTATAGGAACATTGTCATAATTATTGTCCATATTTATAATTATTTTTTATTATAGTCCCTATGTAATCAACATCTCGTATTGCAATTCCATCGGGGTTTTCATTATGTTTAAAAACTATTTCATCTATTATTTTTTTATACACTAAATTCTGAATTTCTAATTCAAGAACTCTTAATGTGAGTTCATTAAATTCTTTTTTTGTTACACAAAGTCCCATTAGATTTCGATTACATTTTCCATAATTGTAAATCTATCTCTTACAAGTGTAATTACATTTGAATTACCAACAATAGTCACATCATATACGTAATCGAGAACTGCTAAACTTGTATCAGTAGTTGTAAGCGCAAATGCAAAGGTAGTTGAAGGATCACTTACAGTACCAGATTTAAAAAGAACAGTACTTGCATCAGTCACCTTTTTCTTAACAGAGAGATATGGAACATATGGAGATAAATCAGATATGCCATTAACAAGAATAGCGATAGTCTTTGTATTTTTTTGATATATTGAAATGTGATTGTCCATATTATTGTATTTATTTAAGTTATTACAAAATTAATTTTATTAAAATAAGATAATTTTGCATTTTGCGTTAATTTTCCATAAATTATTGAACGTATAACATGTATTGCTACAGTTTTTGTTGCTACATCTTGTGCGGTAAATTGTGATCTCGACATAAACAATGAAAAGATTTGTGGCTTTCCATTATCAGTTTGTGAATATGTAAAGTCTTGATAAAGATAACCACCACGTTTTATCGTTGAATCAGGAGCATCATTTTTCAATAAATTATATAATGCTTCTGCAATTGTTGAAACTGCTGTGTCAAATTCTATGCTTGCTGATTTAAGTGTTAAACTCATTATTTTATTTCATTTTATTATATACAAATCAAGTATTTCTTCATCTGTTAAAACTCTGTTATAAATATAAAGTTGATCCATTCTGTAAATTAATCCTGTTGTTTTTTGAGCCAATTCTAAATATGTCATAGTCAATGGTAAATTTGGAACGGATAAACTTCCAAATTATATGCCATTCCAATAACATTTTAATAAATTAGTTGAAGTTTGCCAACTCCATGCTACGTGATGCCAAGTATCATATGTATTTAAATCTCCGGGATATGAATAACTATATGATGTAGTTCTTTGTGCTGATACTACAAATTGTCTATTAGTCGAAGAAATAATTATACTATCTCCGACCCATCCATAACCAGGACTCCCCCCATTAGTTTGTACAAATCTAACTCCAGTATTACCAGTTCCATGATAATACCAAAATGAGATTGTAAAAGCATTACTTAATGCATTTGTTATATCACTATCTTCACATTTTAATGGTCCACCATGAAATTCTATTGCAGTTCCATTAACACCAGATACATATGTATTATATCCTATACTTGATTCAATAAAATTATTTTGAAAACCAGATAAATCTGCTGTTGATCCATCAAATGGATATCGTCCAATTAAACCAATAGTAGAAAATGTTGGTATTTTATCAACTACATATGATTCATTATAAAACATTAAATCACCATTATATCTTATTAATTTACTCGGCATTATGTTTTAATAATATGATACTTCATAAAAAATATCTTTAAATAATTCCTTTGTACTTTCATTACATAATTCAACTAATCTCCAAAATTCTTCAGGATTTTCTTTTTGTGCAACTATTAAAAATTCTTTAATTCCATTAGAATATCTTTGATATTCCTTTGATACATCAAATGTTGAATTTCTTTCCATCATAAATGTTTCTAATTTTTTCATTTTTTTTTAATTTATAATTACATTTTTTAAAATTTCATTCATTCTTAATTTAATTTTATATTCTAATTCTGCCGAATTCATGATTGTGTCCATAATTGTTTTGCTTTCATTTGCTTGCAATAAAATTTTTAATAAAACTTTAACAATATCTTTATCATTTTCATATTCTGTATATAAATCTGTTTCTTTTATTTCTTTAATAGTTTTTCCACATTTTATACAATATATACCCTTTATTTTATCATAATTATATGGTATATAAAAATAATTATCATCTCTATATGTTAATGCTCCACAATGAGGACATTCATTATATTCTATAAGTGTTTGTTCTATAATTCCAGCAATACCCCACGCAAAATAATTCCATGATGAAGGAATTTTATACCAATTATCATCTTTATTTATATTATATGCATCAAATATCATTTTATTATTATTTTTTTGTTAAATTTACAGGCCATAACCTCCGTTATATAATGTATTAACTTCAGATGCTATCAATTCTCTATTATAGTAATAAACAAATTGCATCCATCCTGCTTCAATAGGCACTCCCCAACCTCTTCCAATAAAAAGATATTGTAACGAAGTTGCGTCTGTCAGTGTACGAGCTAAAGATGTGTCTACTACATTATTTCTATAAATTTTTGCTCCAGTTCCATTAAAAGTTAATACCATATGCCACCAAGCATCTTGTAAATTATTTAATCCTGTTTTATCTATATCACCACTCCATACATTCCCTGCGGTTGTGCCCCAATATTGTGCCCCTGGCGCCATAACTCCAATTAGTCTTTTTGGCGGATTTACAGGATTTATGGCATTATCTATTTGCCAAGGATTTCTTTCAAAAGCAGTATCTTGATGTATCCAATAAGATATAGACAACGCAGATGTTGGCCAGCCATCTTCTCTATATGTTGAACAGCATCTTGTTCCATTAAATGTAAATGCATTTCCACTTAGTCCTCCAGATGTATATGATTCATCTCCTGCATATAAATGTAAATCAGGTTCTCCTGTAACTGTATTTTTTAAATCTGATTGTAAAGGCCATCGTGCAATTAAACCATCTGTAGGCCAGGGAATTACAGGAGGAGCTATATAAGTTCTTATATAGTTACCACTCCAAGTTAATAAATCATTATTCCATTTTAAAATTTTATCTGGCATATTTATATTTTATTTTAATACGCTGTTATTCCCAATATTCTCATCCACTTATTAGTTGATGTGCATACATAAAAATATGAAGCATCAAATGATAAATCTCCCATATTTCCTGTTCCATTACTTGCAGGTGAAGCAAATGTTATACTTTTTTGAAAATAAATTGAGGCTTCTGTATATTCATATAAAGAATTATCAATTGTTTTATTTACAAATGTAGATGATGCTCCATGATAAGCTAAAACTTGATTATTTAAAGGTGATGTTAATGAAACATCTGAAAAAATCCAAAAATAATCAGATGCATTTACAACATTCCATATTGATACATCAACTGCTGCCATGTTTTTCCATACTGTATCATATGCAAGAACTTGATTTGATATAGGAGAAACTATTGAAACATCTGTTAAACTTATTAAGGTTCCACCACTCGATGCTATACTTGGCTCCAAATATCCTGCTACATATTTAAATTTTGATTGATTTAAAGATGAATCATTTATATAATTAACTTTATCAAATGATAAACCTAAAGATGTATTTGTAATGAATGCATTGCCTACGCTTACATTTGTTGCATAAGGAGTGAGATCATAGACTTCAACAAGTCCTAAAGATGTATTTGTAATGAATGCACTATTAACACTTACATTTGTTGCATAAGGAGTTAGATCATAAATTTCAACAAGTCCTAAAGATATATTTGTAATGAATGCATTGCCTACACTTACATTTGTTGCAAAATTTTCAATTGCTAATCCTACACTTACATTTGTTGCATAAGGAGTTAAATCATATATTCCTACTAAACCTAAAGATGTATTTGTAATGAATGCATTGCCTACACTTACATTTGTTGCATAAGGAGTTAAATCATATATTCCTACTAAACCTAAAGATGTATTTGTAATGAATGCATTGCCTACGCTTACATTTGTTGCATAAGGAGTTAGATCATAAACTTTAACTAAACCTAAAGATGTATTTGTAATGAATGCACTATTAACACTTGCATTTGTTGCTCTTAAATTAATTGCTATGTCTCTTGATAATAATGAAGCATCAATATAAGTTTTATCTGCTTTTAATCCAATTGAAATATCCTGTTTTGAAGTATAAGTTTTGTCTGTTTTTAATCCAATTGAAATATCCTGCTTTGATGTATATGTCTTATCTGTTTTTGCATTTAATGAAACGTCTACATAGGCAAATGTTACTCCTCCAGCTATTGTACTTACATCTACATATATTTTACCATCAATACCATATGCAAATCCTAATCCTAATGAAGATTCTCTTACGAAATTATCATTATTTAATATTCCATTCTCCCAAAAATGACCATTACCCAGAACTGATGCATCAGATATACCTCCTGGATCTCCTTTATCGCCTCTTTGCGCATTAATTATGAAGTGGCCCATTACACCATATATGCATGGATCAACTACCCAAGAATTAATGCAGGCATCTGATACTGTTACTATAACATCGGTTTCGTATGCGCTCATTTATTGTTTTTTATTTTATTCATCTAATATGTAAACTATTTCAAATGCCCAACTCCAAGGAACTACATTTCCATTACCTGTTGATATTTTAATTCCAAGTTCATCATATTTTGCAGCAACAAAACTTCTTGTGCTACTATCACCTGTTTCTACATTATTTAATATTGTATATAATGATGTATCCAAACCATTTTTCGTAACCATTACTGTATTATCAACAGCTCCAGGGTTTCCATTTGTTCTAACTGCTAAATCACGTATAGTTGCATTATGCCAAACTATATTTCTTGTTTTTGCTGGAACATCACTAAGTTCTATTCCTGTTGTTGAAACAGGTGCTGCATATCTTGTTGTGCTTTTTGCTATTGTTAATCCTCCTGTATTTCCAGCCCATGCATGAACTGATAGTTGTGTTGCTTTGTTATCAATATATGCTTTTAAATCATAGGTTTTAAACATTGTTGAACCATCATCCCAATATGCGTACCAATTATTTACAGGAGCATCTTCTCTTGTTGCAATTGCTTCAAGTGTATCTCCATTCCAACCAATTCTCATTATTGCATCATTTGCAGTTCCTAAAATAACATCATTTGTTCCATCTGCTTTAACAACTCTAATACCAGAAATTGAACCATCAGGAATTTGAAGAACTGCGTTTGCACGCATTGTTATAAAATCGGCGTTTGTATTTAAATTTTCAGCATTAACAGTATATGTTGAACCATTTTGATAAAAGTTACCAATCAAATACATACAGCCATCAACTGTTAAAACTCCTCTAAATGTATCTGTTGTATTGTCTAACTTTTGTGATAATCCATTATTAACTGATGCATTTGTAGCCATTAAATCCCATATTTGATTTAATGAAACATCATCATATCCTAACTCAACCCAAATACCATTTAATGAACTATTAACATTAAGTCTTAATGTTTCTATAGAAGCATCAACATAAGAAATATCTGTATCTGTGATATAACTCATTTAAAAAAATTATTTTAAAGGGGTTTTTAAGCCCCTTATTATTATACTATATACCAGTTTGTTGCATCATAATCATAGATGTCCAACGTATTCATAGATAAAAGAACTTTTGATGTTAAATTATCAATAGTTGCTCCACCTAAAATATAAACTGAAACATCGCCTGCACTTATGTTTTTAATACCTAAAATTCTATTTGATCCTGTTGGTGTTGGAACTTCAGTATCTCCAGTTACAAATGTATATGTCTCAACATTACCAAAATTAACTGAAACATCATCTATGAATAATTGTCCATAAAGATAAGTTTCTATACATGAAGAATTTCCAAGTACTGTTGTATTAGATCCTTTACCCGCTGCCTGATAACCTATGACAATAGAATTTGAATCATCACCATCAGGATTTGCCCCACTTCCTATAATAATATTTTGTTGTCCATCATATATAAATTGTCCAGCTTCAAATCCTATAATAGTATTGTCTATACCGCCCGTCATTACATCATCTGCGTTATTTCCTATTACAACATTTTGACTTCCTGCATAACTCGGGTCAGAAACAGCGTTTAATCCTAATATAACATCTGTATTTATAGGTTTATCATATTTTGTTCCTAAAGATCCATCAACATATTCCTTAGTTACATCTGCTATAGGAATCGCGGCTAAACTTCCATCAACATATTCGAATGTTGTATAAACTCCTGCCAATGCACCTAACGATCCATCTACATATTCTTTAGTTACATCTGGGACAGGAATTGCTGCTAAACTTCCATCAACATATTCAAATGTTGTATAAACTCCTGCCAATGCACCTAACGATCCATCTACATATTCTATTGTTGCAAATTCATCAACTGAAATTGGTCCAATTAATGTTGCGGCATTTCCAATACCATTTCCTACATATAACAAATTAGCACTTGTATCATATGCAGGTTCTGCTAAACTTAATACAGTTCCAGGATTTGTAATCCCTTGTTTTAAAATTATTTGTGTTAAATAACTCATATCTTAAAATTTATTTTTGTTTATTATTTTAGTTTAATTATATATTCTTAAATCATTATTTCCAATCAATTGGTATACTTGCATAATTACTTAATCCAGTGCAATTATAAAAACATTGTGTTCCAACTGCACCAGGTATTGTATTCCATATATCAGGGGCATTACCTGTTAATCCTGTACAATTTTTAAAACATTTTTGAAAAGATAAAATTCCAGAAGGATCATTGACATGATAAAATAAATTTAATGGAATAGATTGTAATGCATAACAATTCTCAAACGTACTTAAAAAATATTTTGTTGTACTGTGTCTAAATAAAGTTTCAGGAATTGAAGTTAATTTATAAGCATTTGCAAAATCTATATAATGAAAATATCTAAAATCATTATTTGCTATTGAAACATCATCTATAGTTGTTAAATTATATAAATTAATCATTTTTGTTTCTACATAATCATAATCTGAATATCCTGCATAATAGGTTCCAAAACTTCTTATTCTTACTAATTGATCTCTAACATATGAAGAGACATCATCCCAATAAAAAGCTCTAAAGTCTCCATACATTTTTATTGTGTATGTTCCTGTATTTGAATAAGTATGTTCTATTTTTTGTGAAGGAATAGTTAAAACATATTCACTTGATTCATCCCCCCATTCTACATATCCTCTTGATCGATGATCATTAAATAATAAAGGCAATTGAGTTTTTAAATTTGAAGAATCTACTACTATATCATAAATTGGTCCCGGTATATGTTCAGGTATAGTGTAATTTGTACCTGAAGTATCTATAACTGCAAAATGATTAATGTCTGTAGGAGAATATTTATACCTATTAAAATCACCAATTAAATATAAATTATTCTCATATTGAGTAGCAGAAAATACTCTCGCATGTTGAGTCATATAATCACTATTTAAAATTATATCAAAACCATGTCCAAAATCTGCATCATTATTTTTTGACCCATTATCATTTAATACAAATATTCCGCCTGGACAAACAGATCCATCATATGATATAGATCCTCCAAAAACATATAATTTATTGTTTATAACTTTAAGTTCTCTTGGTAAATACCAATTTCCAGGATAACCACCTTGAGTTGATGTTATAAATCCGGTATCTATAGTTCCATCATTATTGATTTTTACTATTGTATTTGCTGAAATATCTCTGTACCATTGAAAACATCCGCCTGCATAAATATCAGTATCTTGCAATGTTATACAATTAACAAATGGATAATATCCAAATCCTGCTTCTACAGTAAAACCAGTTCCAATATTAAATGTGTTATCTTTTATTCCATTTGTGTTATATCTTACAAGACCAGTTGAAAAATCTTTTGCTATTAATATTTTTCCTGATAAATCTTGCAACATATCATTACCACCATTTTCATTATATCGTGTCCATGTGTTATCTAATGTTCCATTATTATTTAATCTAACTACTCCAGATCTCATAGTTGGATCTGAAAAATTTCCATAATATAATTTTAAATAACTGGTGATTACATATTTTCCATCAGTCTGTTGAATAATTTTTGTAGGATGATTATTATATAAAAACGGAGAAGTAAAAGTTGTATCTACAGACCCATTTTCATTTAATCTAACAATTGCATTTCTTCCATATCCATCCCAATTCAAAAAATGTCCTCCAACCAATAATTTATCAGAAGAATCAATCATTAATGTTGTTACATAATCTGTAGGTCCATTTCCTATGTTATATGAAGAATCTATAGTGCCATCTTGTAATAATCTAATTACTGCTGGAGATTGTATTCCATTATAATAAACTTCCCAAGTTGTTGTTAAAGGACATGCTAATATGTATATTCTTCCTTGCGAATCTGTTGTTATATCATAATAACTTGGATAATCATTATTATAAGTTATTCCATATCCAATTTCAGTTTGATCATCTTTATTATATGATGCTACAACTAAAGATGAATCAAAACACGATGGACAAAATAATAAATTTTCATTGTGTGTAACTATATCATAATATAACCAGCTCATTAAAAAGGTAAATTATTTTCTAATCCAAATATATTTTTTCTACCATGTGTTAAAGGTACTATTCTACCAGTCCAAATATTTCTAATTTCATCACCAGATAATAACTTATTATATTTTTTTATTATTTCTGAAATTTCTTTCTGAAATTCTTTTCTAATATTATCTTGTTCTATTTCTTCTTTATTCATTTTTTCAATTTATTTTAATATGTTCCTCCTACAATTGAATCTAATAAAGCATCTATTTCACTCTTTGTATAAAAATATTTTTTAATATCGTATGTTGATAAATCTATTATAGAATAAAAACCGGTACTTAAATCTAAAGATGATTTATTTTTCCATAAAGAAGTTGTAGTTTCATAGGTTAAAACCTGATCATTTAATGGAGTTTTAACTGAAACATCTTTTAAATCAACTAAATATTCTATTACACTTACATCATATGTATAGTATGGTTCTACAAATGTAGGCGAACTTAATCTACTTGTTATAACAGAAATTTCTGCAGTAGCTCCAGATTGCTTTTCTAATATTATTAAAGGTTTAATGGCCATACAAATAATTAATTTTCATTAAGGTGTTGACATTATTCCAGTATTTAAATAACTATTCCAAAAATAATTATACAATATTGAAACATCACCTGCATCACCTGTTTTTGTACATTTAGTTATTTTTGCAGACATTGATGGTACTAAAGTTGCTTCTTCATCATCTTTATATTCTCCATATGCCCAATCAACAAACATTGTATCTGTTTTATCTACACCTATAATATTGTAATACATTGTAGAAATATCTGATATTTCTGGTGGTGCAGTTACATATACATGAGCTCTATCTGGAGCATCAGGTCTACTACCATTTAAATTATACCAAGCTTCAGAATCTGTAGTAAAACTTTGATCACTATATGATTGCGCTGTTGCTGCTGCTCTAACCCATATACTTATATCCACAGCATAAACATCTAAATTTAACAATGTTATATTTCCATAATCATCAAATGTTATATTAAGTCCAGCTTCAGATGAATCCTGATGAACACTCAATACATATGTTCCTAAGCCAGACGCTGTAAATGTTATTGAACCATCTCTTGCTATTCCATAATTTTCATCAAACCAAACTGAAACATCATTAGGCCCAGGCACACTTCCTGCCATTGTAATCCAAGTTTCATCTGTATCAAATGAATATAATACATTTGTGCATACATCAATATAATTAAAATTATCTTCACCCTGCCAATTTGGAGAAAAAGAACCGGGTGCAAGTATACTAAAGAATGATGGAGGTGGTCCTGGTGGAACTACAGGATCATTTCTCCAATTATCATCATCAATATATTCTAATAAATTAAGACGATATGTATTTTCTTTAACATTATATTGTAACCCATTACACATAAATTCTAATGTAGATCCATCAGGATATTTTATCATTTCATGTGTATATAAATTACTTAGAGTCCAAACAGAGGAATCATTGCTTTTAATATCTACATCTAATGAATATCTTGGTTTATGATACATTTGCGCAAGATCTTCAATATATTTGTTTTGTAATTTTATATAATTGTCTGTAGATTTATCTCTCCACCCTCCTATGGCACGATAATTATAACTTGCATCAATATTGTAAATACCATTTGTAAACATTATAGTTGATGTATCAAAAATATCAATATCCATTTCTTTTATAGTATTCCAATTTCCTATAGAACTTTCTAAAATATTATATGGTTTAGGAGTTTTAATATCTACATCAACATCGCCGAACCAAGTATAATATGGAAAAAAAGTTCCGGGTGTTAAACCAATTAATTCAGTATAAACATCAGGTGCATTTCTTAATAAAGGATAAACATCTAAATAAAGTTGTCCAATTTTTTGTGGATTTGAAGGAACAGTATAAGTAGTTGCTATAATTCCTCTTCTTTCCCATTGCCAATTATCCCAATTCCAACCACCATATCTTTTACTTCCTTGACATATAGATACATCAATTAAAATAGGATCAGTAATATTTACAGTGTCTTTTATTTCCCATAAATAATTTGCTTCTACGATATCTGCCCATGATTTAGTAGTAGTAAAAGCATATGGTGTAGAACTCCAATATGATGATGAATCAGTAGAAATAGATTTTGCTATCCACCAATCTTTTCCATTTGCATCGCATGCTCTTAAGGCAAATCTTTGTATAACGTATATATTTGCTATATCACCAGTTGTTAATCCATAAACCATTACAGGTGTTAATTCATGTTTATAACTGATTTCAATTTCTGTTTTTAAAGGATCAGGACTAAATTGAAACATTGTAGATGCAAATTGATCTTTAAACCACATATATCTAATTGCCATTGTACTCCAAATATCAACAAACATCCACATTCCATTAGTAAGTTTTGTAGAATTATAAACTTTTTGTGATAATGAAGCATCTGTTCCACTCATCATCCATCTTCTAAATGATGGTCTTGGTTTTCCACCATTACTCATTGTACTTACATCGAGATAATCAATATTCCAATAATAATTTTCTACTAAACTATCTGGTTCTTTATAATTTAATGTTAATATAATTTTTTGATAACCTGGATTGAAAGTCAATGCTGGTGTTTTACTTATTATTCTATGTTTAGGACATGATATATCAATTTTATTATTTGAAACATCTACACGAAGTGAAGATACATCTTTTTCATATAAAATATAACTTTTATTATCTTTTCCTAAATCACTAACTCTTTCAATATTCCATTTTCCATCAAAATAAAAACATCGTGAATAAAAAGGTTTAAATATTTTTGCTAAACATGCATTACTATTTTGAACTGTTGTTTTATCATAAAAATTATCTGTTTGAAAATATATGTCATCAAAAACTGTAGTTGAAGAATCAGTAGTTTTATAATTTATATTTTCTAATGTATTATGAATTGCTATTTTATTAGTTATATCAGCCTGAGAAAGTATATTGCTTATTATACCAAATGCATTTTCATATTCATCAATTCTTTCTGTTGATGTATCAATTACTGCATTAGGAATTGAATTTTCTAACACTGTAAGTTGATCTGTTGCAGGAACTGATAATTTTATATTCTTTTCAATTGTTGACGTATACATATCAGGAAGAATATACCCCTGAAATAATAATATAGATGAATCAAGATTATTAGAAGTTTTAACTATTTCAATATAATTGCTTTTTTCAGGAACAGAAAATAAACTATCATAAAAAAAGAAATTATTTGATTGATTAATGATATTAATTTCACATCCACACCCAAATAATGATTCCCAAAATTCTTTTTTAGGATATGATATTACTAAAGGATTACTATCTAATAATAGTGTTGAAGGATTTCCAGAAAAATCTTTTTGTTTTATATAAATGTCTATTTGATCCCCAAGAATATCTTCAAATGAACCTGAATAAATTTTATTATATACTGCCATGTTTAGAAATATATGTTCTTTTTATTATACTTGTCAAGTATTCCAACCAATTGATTTTGTTCAATGACAAATCTTACTTCTCCACCTAATGTTGCACTTCCTAAAAGATCTCTAAGATCACTTAAAGGAGCTATAACTTCAGGATTAAATCGAGCTCCAGGATATTCTCCAACAGTGGCTAATGTAGAACCATATGCAAGTCCACCTTTTGCTAAAGGTTGTGAAGCTATAAGCGCAACCTGAGCTGCTGTTGCTGCTGCAGCTACTCCTATTCCTACCCATGTTAAAGGATTTAAAGCAGACAAAGGAACATTAGCCATCATATTGGTAACTGCTAATGCACCATTTATTACAGCCTGCGCTATTGCGCCAGCTTTTTGCTTTTTAGCATATTTTTTACGAATTTCTTCTTTTTTAGATTCATTATTTCCAGCTGCAACTAATTCTCTATTCATTAAACTTGTTTGCAAATCTGAAAATGCTGTAAAAGCCATAGAAGCAGTAGTTAAACCTTTGTTAATGTTATTTAAAGAAGTAGTCCAAGCACTTTCATATTCTTCTGCTACAATAATTCCTGCTTCAATTTGTTTATTTGTTTCTATTATTTTATCAATATTTTCCTGCGTATTTTGTGTAGGTGCTATAATACCAGGCGCATTTGCTCCAAATGTTGTTTTTGATAATGAAGGCATTGCAGGAATTTTAGGAATTACACCTTTAATGCCTGCAAGCATTTCTTGTTTATCTGCAAGTGGCATTGCCACTAACATTGCTGATAATTTACCTAAAGATGTTGTATATTTGTCTGTTCTTAGTGCTGCTTCTGCCGCTTTTTCGCCAGCTTTTTCTATTCCATCTGCAATTTTTTCTTCTACAGAATCTAATCTTAAACTTGTTCTTAATGTTTTTTCAGTTGCAGAATTTTTTGCGCCTTGTAATTCTACATATTTTTCAACTGCAAGATTTAATTTAGGATCATCCGCCATTGCCTTTGCAGCAAATGCAAAACGCTTTGTTTCTTCTGTTGCGCCTTGTGTAATTTTTGTTAATTCACTAAAACGTGCTGTTTGTTCTTTTGTCCATCCTCCTGCATTTGCAACTGTTTTTAATATAGTAGATCTTTCCTTTAAAGCATCATTATAAGTTTCTCCTGCTGCAATATTATCTACTATTGCTTTTTCACCTCTTAAATATGCTTCTACTTCTTTATTTGTTAATTTTGTTATTGAAGCAATATTTGTTATTTCATTATCATATGCTTGTTGTGCAATACCAGTACGTATACCTGCAAGTTCTTCTTCTAATCTAATAATTTCTTTTCCAGCTGCAATTTTTTCATCATTTGTAGATTTAGCACTTCTTTGTATTTTTGTTTGTTCTAATATTTTTGCTGTTGCGTCTGCTTCCGCAATTTTTAATCGTCTTGTCTTTTCATCTAAATCATCAAGATTTTCGGCATATCTTCTTCCTTCATCAATCGCAGACTTTACATTTTTAATAAAATCTTTAAAATCTAATGTTGCAACTGCTCTTTTAACTGCATCAAAACCTTGTTTGATACCTTCAATAGTTGCAGCAAAGGCATCTGCGGTTTTTCCTGTAGAATTCATCGCTCCTTTGAAAAAATCTACAGCACCACCAATAGCAAAAAATGCGCCACCCATTTTTGCCATAGCGCCTACAACTTGACCCCCAACATTTTTAACACCTTTTTCTAAACTACCAAGACTTTTATTTGCATTGGCAATTCCTTTAGATAATTCTGCACTATTTGCGGAAAGCCTTAATACGAGATCTGCAAGGACGTTTTTTGCCATATTAAATAGTTATTTTTATTATATATTTTATATTTTTAAATCTTCATTGAGTCCTATTTCTTTTGCAGAAATTACAGGTTTATTGAAAAGATTATTCCATTGATCAATATTCATTAATCCTTCTTCTGGGTTTTCATTTATTTCTTTATTTTCTTCCCATATGAATGGCCAAATATCTTTACGAAATTTAGTATAAGAGATTTTATTTTTCTTTGTTAATTGTATACTAATAAGAAAATAAGTTTGAATACGTGTTCTTTCCCATTCTATTTTCATTCTTTCGTCTTCATTCTTATCATGATAAAAAAGAATAGCCGAAAGTTCTGCTGGTGTATATTCCAGAAATTCTTTCGGCTGCAAATTTAATTTAGAAGAGATCCAAACAAAGATTTCTTCAATATTATTTATTTTTTTTTATCGTCTTTCGATTCTTGTACTATTTCTTCTTGCATTTTTATGATAGAATTTGCAAAACCAAATATAATCTTTTGATATTCTAAATAACATTCATCAAGTACCCACATCATATCTTCACGTTTTAATGTAAGATCTTTATTAGCCATGTGATGACCCGCTATTAATGAATACCAAAGAATTGATTGTTGAGATTCAAAATTCTTTTCAAGTTCTTCTAAAGACACACCACTTTCCTTTTGAGCCATCATTAGAACGTAATACGAGACTCGAATGGGGTATTTCTCACCTTTGTATGTGATAAATTCTACCATATTATGTTAGAATTAAGCTGTGGTTTTCTTAACTAAAGGACTTGAACCTGCTACTTCTCCAGAATAAGTTACTGCAGAACCAACTCCGCCATCCATTGTTATTGATGATAAGTAACCATAACCTGAATAATATACCTGTGTACTAACATCAGGAAGAATATAAACTGATAATGAAGCATCTGTTGAAGAAATAAGATTATCCATTAAATTATCATATCCATAATTTGTTCCTTTTGTAGTAGTTGTTATAACCATTCCCGAGAATGATAAAGTCCAACCATACATATCAGGCACATTTTGTTTTGCTCCTGTAGAACCTAAGCATGCTATTTCAATCATGTCTTTATTAACTGCAAGAGAAAAATCTTGTGCGCATCCAAGTGTTGATGTATCAAATACAATCGAACATTGTTTACTAAAAAGTGGTGTACTCATTTTGTATAATTTATTTTAAGTTATTTTTATTATATATTTATCTTTATTCCAAATATATCGCTTCGAATTCAAGTGCATTTTGATAAGCATTAGCTTGTCGTGATAAAGTTGTTATTTTTGAATCGGATAATAAATGTATATCTGGAAAATTTGCTGTTGTTTTATTATTTAAATATGTAATTACTAAATCACATATATTATTCATTACTACACTATCTGTTGCCGTAACTGTTATTGGAATTGAATATACTGTATAACAATTGTTTGTACTTAATGAATCATTTTGTGAAGATACTCTGTAATTCCATACTAACCAGCTTTTTGAAATATCAAAATCTTCAGGAAGATGATCAAATTTTATGCCTCCAGACAAAATATTATTAATACTTGCATCACCTTCAATTATTGTTTTAAAATTGGTTATAAATGACATTTTATAAATTTAATTTTGATATTGCTTTTCCTGTGCTTTTTATTCTTTTTTCAAGTATTTGAACTACATCATTTCCTAATTCTTCATTCATATATTTGATAATATTATCTACATTTCCTTCAATTATAGGTTGTATTTGATTTTTGCCTACTATTGCTCCTCTATTTGCTCCTTTTAATGTTTGTCTTGAAGCAGTTCCTCTATCAGCAAATCTTAAGTAAAATGAATCTGAAGTAACACCTCCATAAACTGCAGTAGGATCACTTCTATCATTAATAACTGTAACATTTTTTTCTGTTTTTTCGGAATAATTTATTGCGCTTCTTATGTTATCTACAATGAATCTTTTAACAGCTTTTCTATTAGCAGCTCTATAAACAGATGCTTGCATTTTTATAGGAAGTTCTTTTAATGCTTCTTCCACTTCTTTTAGGCCATCTATCTTAAATTGTTCCATTGTTAAGGTATCATATTACTTTTATGTTTCGATTCATCTCGGGCCATCTTTTGCCATTCAGAATGCCTAAATTCTTTCATTGTATACTGTTGTTTGTAACTTCATCCAAGCTTTTCTATCTATGATTTCAATATGTGTAATTTCATAGAATTTTGAATTGTATTTTATTTGACATCTATAATCAATAGTATTATCATATCTTACAATAAAAGTCACATTTGTATTAGGCAATTTTCCAAGTTCAGTATTTTCTGTGTTTCCACTATTAACTTTTAAATTAGCATATTTTTTACGATATAATTTAAATGTTTCTATTGGTGTACCACCTGTATTGTCAGAATAATCATATTTCCACACTTCTATAAGTGTTCTTAAATCATTTACATTACTCATTAGAATCTATAACTTTGATATTGTTGTAAAATGCGTTCAAATATTTTACTATCTTGAACTCCATTCCAATTCAAACTTGAACGATGATTATCATAAAAATCTGCTATTCCTATAAGTATTGCTTGTTTCAATAACACAGGTATTTCATTTGTAGTATCATAACCAGTATAAAATGTTATTGTAATAGGATCTGCTTGAATAGGTGAATCCCATTCAATAGTAAAATAATCATAATGTTTTGATGTTTGGTGAACAGTACCTAAAGAACCTCCTGCAGAATTTGTAACACTAACTACAGAAATAAAATTTCCTTCCATTATTTGAACCCAATCATCTTCAAAATCATCAATTCTTAAAACATTTAAAGTTTTAGCAATTGCATGTCCAACAAAATTTTCTGCCATTTGAGTAGCAGCATAAAGCAATTCCATAATATAATCATCATCATCTACAAAATCATTATCTAAACGAAGATGTCTTTTTATCATATCTAAGGATAATGGATATGAATCTATTGTTTTTGTTATTTGATAATCAGGAAGTAAATTAGCAATATTCATCTAAAAATATTATTTTATTAAAAAAGGGAGGAGATTTTCCTCCCTTTATGTTAAAATTTATTTCACTGATGGATCACAAAGATTAACAATAGCAGTTTTATTAAATACGCCAGTATCGAATAACCCTACAATAGTCAAATTTATGAGTCCTTTTTTAGCATCAGTATAAGGATCTACAATTATTTCAGGTACACCCCATTGTCCAACACATGCTCTACTCCAATCACCAAATGAGGTAAATGTAGTATTTTGTGCAGGGACTGCATAAGCAGGATATCCATTTATCTTTCCATCTTCAAAAATTCCTTCTTGATTTGTCATCTTAGCAGTTGTACTTAATGATGCACGCATTGTTGGCGTTACAACATAAGCAGGTGATGTTAAAATCTTTCCACCTAAACTTGCTTCCATGTTAACTAAATCTGTAAATGTTATGTTAATTGAAGCTGTTGGAACGTTAACAATATGTTCATTTGAACTTGTACAATCAACTCGTACATTATCAAACAAATCATAAGTAACAGCGCTCCACATTCCATCAATAAGGGCTTGAACAATTGCACTATAAACTCCAGGAGAACTTTGATTTAAAGTTTCTTTTGTTATTGCTTGAGAGTGAGTAACTCTTCTTGCAGCAAGAGTAAGTGAACTTGGTGCCATATTTGCAGAAGCTGCGCAAGCATCAACTGTATAATCTGAACCCCATTCAACTACAAATGCACCTGTATCTTCTGCCATTGAAGGAACAGCAAAATTTCCAGTTAATCCAGGGAAGAATGTTACGCCAAGTTGACGTAAAAATGCTTCACCAGGTGATACTAAAGTATCTATGCCTGGAAATACAGTTTTATTAATTAATCCTGTATCGGTTGAAGATAAAAGAGGATCTGCACGATAACTTGCTGATCTACCATTATCTACCGCTTCTTTAAGCCAATCTCTAAAAGTAGGCTTTTCATTTATTTCTTTCATATATTTAATTTATTATTTTATTATGCATTAGATTTCCAAACAAGACCCTTTTGATTTACAACACCAGTATCAAATAAACCGATAGCTGTTAAATTAATAAGACCTTTCTTAGCATCTGTATAAGGATCTACTACAATTTCTACTCCACCCCATTGTCCAACAACGCATTTTGAAAAATCACCCATATACATCATTGATAGATTTGCACAAGGTGCAGCATATGCAGGATAACCTAACACTGTATTATCTTCACCCCAAATAGCGGCTTGATCTGTAAATTTTGCGGTTGTTTTTAATGTTGCCCTATTAGCAGGAGTAGTTACAAATTTAACAGTTCCTAAATTAGCATAAGACAATGAAGCTTCCAAAGCAGCAATATCTGCAAATGTAATACCTGCAGTTTGTCTTTGTCCTGGAGCATCTGTTTGTAATGTATCAAATGCATCATTTGCAACAGCATTATAAAGACCATCAACTAAATTCTGAACTATAGAATTATAGATAGTAGGATTGCTTTGAGCGAGTGTTTCTTTTGTAATTGCTTGTGTATGTGTTACACGTCTTGCTGTAAGTGTAAGTGCAGTTGGTGCAGCACTATAAGAAGCAGCACCGGTATTTTCTCCCGGGAATGTTGCAGTATCTTCTGCCATTGAATTAAGGCAAAGATTACCATTTAATCCTGTAAAAAATGTAATTCCTAAACTTTTTAGAAATTCAAGTGCAGGCGATTTAAGAACATCAATACCTGGAGCAATTGTTTTGTTAATAAGTCCAGTATCTGTTGAAGATAAAAGAGGATCCGCACGAAATGCAGGAGTATCTTTCTTTTCAACTGCTTCAAACATCCAATCTCTAAATTGAACGCCTACAGATTTTCTTTCTTCGACAGGAGTAGGAATGTTTTCTTCTTTCCTTACAGCTTGTTTATTTAATTCTTCTTGACGTTCAGCCAATGTAATATCATTGTCGATTGTTTTAACTTGGGTATCGTAACCAGACCATTCGGCGCGAAGTTCATCATTAAGGGATTCACCATTTGATATAGTTTCCATCTTAGAAATAAGTTCGGCTCTTTCGGCCTTCATTTCGTTTATCTTTTTCATATTATTATTTAATTTTTAGTTTTAACTCAGTAATGTGCATTCTCATTTGTTCAAGGTCTTTATTTACTTTTTCTAAACGAAGCTTTTCAGTTTCATCTGGAATTATTTCTTCTGGGTGTTCTTCAAAAGATCTTGCTGCTACATCAGTGTTAGAATATGCACCCGATGTAACAATAGAAATGTCAACTAATTTTTTAATGTTATTAACAGTTCTTATACTTACGCCATTTTCATCTTTAGTCCAAGTATCAGTTGCTCTATCAGAAACAAAACCAAAAGAATTTTCATATAAATCACCTCTTTTAACAAGTTCATATACATCATTTCCTGTAGTCGTATTCGGAATCTCTACTCGAAATCGGAGGCCTTTTTCATCTTTTGATATTTGTAGGGTATTAGATTTAGTTCTTCCAAGTAATCTACCACGTTCGTGGTTAAATGTCATAGGAACATCTATTCTTTCATCCTTTAACAAATTATCGAAGGCATTAGGTGCGATAATCTCATTAAAAATTCTCTCATTCTCGAATATTAACTTAGATTTCTGGGAAAAAACGGAAGCATGACCTTCAAGGAATCTTTTATTTTCTTCTTCAAGGGCTCTGCATTCTGCTACATCAGGCTCCAAGTATCTGTATTCGATATCTATATTTTTTGCCATATTAATTGTTTATTTTATTATATATTTATTTAATAATTTTTATATGTCCTGCTTTAACAAAATCTGATATAGGATTTTGATATGAAGAACCACCACCAGGAATTTCTACGTATGCTCCTTGATTATGACCATATAAGGTTGATTTAGTTCCGCCAGAAATAGTAGATTCAAACAATTTTATTAAAGGTTCTTTACTTATAAAACTTTTTGATTTTTTAATTCCATAGCCTTTTCCTTTTATTCTTGATATAAAATCAGAAGCACTTGTTGCTCCAGTAACACCATGGGGTCCTGAACCTCCTACTTCACCTGGCCTTCCAGAATGATCAAAATTTCCTGAACTTTCACTTCCACGATCTTCTTCTTCCAAATCAAGAATAATATCTATATTTTTTTCATTTCTTATTAGTGATATTGCATCTCGTTTTGATGCAATTTCATCTACAGGTAAATAATTGCCTGGCATTGTATAAGTATCTCCACTTGCGTAAGTAGGAAAGCCTTCAAGTTTGCAAATTTGATTAGGAGTTACAACGCCCATTCCTTGCAATGCTCTTAAATTTTCTATTCTTGTTTTAGAATCTAATTCAATAAGTGCTTCCCAATTAAATTCAATAGAAGTTCCTGATAATCTTTCTTCTATTGTAAGCAATTTGCTTTCTAATTCTTGACGATACATTCTGCCAATAGCAGCAAGAGTTGTATTTTTAAAATCTCTTGCAGTAGTTTCAACAGAAGCAAACTTTGTTTGTTCCAAAATTCCTAACATCCAAGCAGGAACTCCATATAATGCACCAATTGCAGTTGTATTAAATTTCATTGTATTGATAAATTCTGCATCTGCAAAATTTAATGCTAAATCTATAATTTCTGTATTAGGCGGGAGAGTTGCCATTGTACCAGCCTTAGATGCTCCTACATATTTTCTATTAAACTCGTCAAGTGCTTCAATCATTGCTTTTTGATTTGCCCCTGATACAGTTGACTTCAATGCCTTTGGTGACATTGCATTATTTTTATAAAAAGAATCTATTGCTTGAATGCCTGAATATGATGAACTTATATTTTGACGAATTGCTTCTATAGGATTTATACCCCATATGCCATCTTTTGTCATTCCTTTAAAATGAAGTATTTCACTTGAATTTATAATCTCTGCTTCATCTTTGTCATTTTTTACTGTATAATATAATTGATCATTTGTAATTGAATAACTCATTATTCTTGATGGCGGAATTAAAACTAATGAAACTAATTTTCCAGCGTTATCTCTATAAATTCTTGCAAATGAATTTCCTTTTATGTTTCTCCAATATTCTAATGAAGAGAAAAAGGTTTGTTGAGATGTCCAATTGTTTGGTTGATAATGAAGTATGGGATATCTATAATCATCTTTATTAACTGTTCTTCCTTCACCTCCATCATTATAAATATTTAACGGCATTCTTGATAATGTTTCTGCAAGTATTTTTACACAAGTATAAACTGTTGAAACTTTATCTGCGTTTGAAATATCGAATGAAAGTCCTGTGCCTGTTACTATGGCAGGAACAACAATGTCATTATAATCATTTTCTGTTCCTATCCACATGTTTTTTAATGAACTAATAAAATTATTTAAGGCCATGTATATGAATTATTTTATTATATATTTATCTTTAATAAAAATCATATCTTCTTTAAGAGAGATATATATTTTGATACTTGTTATCATAGTATTAACAATTTTTTTATTTTTTCCCCTCCAGCATGATTCACTGGAGGGGTTTCTGTTAAATAGATTTGTTTTTAGAAAATTCTATATATTGATTTAAACCCATCACTTCTTCACCATATTTGCTTATTACCCATCCGCCTATTGCCATTGCCAATGCAACACACCCATCAACAGAATCATTTTGTTTGTTTTTAACTATTTTTATATTTGCATTTCCTGGTTCAATCCACAAAACAATATTTGCAAAATTCCACAATAATGCTGGATTTTTCATTGTTATCTTTTTATTGTATATCATTTCTTCAAGCATTTTCATGGGTGCATTAAATTTTGAAGCATTTTGTTTAAACAATTCACAATTAAATCCGTATTCTTTTAATCTTGATATTAAAACAGGTGTATTATAAGGGTCATATTGAATACTAATTATATTAAAATTATTTGATATTTCAACTATTTTATCATATATCAAATCTAAATCTATAGTTTTTGATTTACATTTTGTTATCCATTTATCAAAAATCCAATTTGATAAATCTCTTCCATTAGATCTTATTACATTTCCTTCCATATCAGCCATCCAGAAATATGGAATTGCATATGAAGTACTTGCGTCAGGAATATACATTACTATTGAAGATAAGTCTGTATTTTTTGAAAGATCCATTCCTATGTATACATCTTTACCATATAATTTTGTTTCATCAAAATCATTATCAAATAAAGGAAGTAAATATTCTTCAGGAACCCAAATGTCCGGAGTATCAACAAATATGTTTAAATTCTTTGTTAAAAAAGCATACTTATCTCTATATGAATATTGTGCTTGTTTATATGCTGTTTCTAAATCTTCAAGACTATTAATTATTGATAATGAAGGATTTGCTTTTATCCAAGTATCTGTATCATTTAAATTATCTTCATCATCTGGTTGATAAATGAATCCTACAACAGTATCTTCTTTTATATTTTCGTCTAATATATTTTTATGATACTTTAATAATTCATTACAAAAACCATTATTCTTTTTACCTGCGGTTGTAATGATTAAAATTAAAGGATTTACTCTTGCACCTATACCAGTTTTTATTGCGGCATATATTGAATTGTCATCCCAATTATGGACCTCATCACATATACACATAGATGGACTCATTCCTTCAAGTCTTGCTGGATCTACAGTTGAAAATATTTGACAGAATCCTTGTTTTTCAAAATCTTTAAATATAATTCTACTTCTTTGTCCTATTAATCTTTCTCTTAAAGCAGGTGTATGAACTACCATATCTTTTGCAAAGTTCAATGCTACACTACTTTGTTGTGCTGTATTTGCTAACAACAAACTTTGAGGTACAGCAACGCCGTCCCCCAACATTCCATATAATTGTATTGCTGCGGATAAGGCAGTTTTACCTGATTTTCTTGCGATGAAGAGCAAAGCTTCACGCACAAGTCTCTTTTCATTATCTTTTGCGTAATAAAATCCGAATATAAAGGATATAAAGAAACATTGCCAAGGTAACATTGGGAATTGGACATATTGATTCTTATGTTGGATATTTAAAAAGCTAAAGAAAGCAAATACTTTATTAACTTTTTCTTGTCTAAAAATATAGTTCTCATTATTTAAATGATCATTATATTTTTTAACGAGTTTCTTTATGTATTTTCCTGTAATTATATCTCCAGAATTTACACCTTCAATATAAATTTCTGCATATTCATTACATCTATCTACATATTCTGATGAAGTGAGTCTCATTATTCGTTCATAAGTTTACTGAATTCATCTTCTCTTTTCATTTCAACTATTTTAAGTTTGAGTCTATCACTTCTACTTATTCCTAATTTAGAGCTCATTTGAAAAACATTTCTCATCATCATCTGGTAGGCATTCATAGCGGGATTCATTTTTGTATATGGATTACCGCTTCTATCTACAAGGTGCAATATTGCACCTTCTTTTAATAATTCTTTAAATATTCTTTTTGCAAACATAGAGTTTTCTATTAATTCATCTACTTGGTCATCATCTACGTTTGGGTCATATGTTCCTTTTGTTTTAAGGTGTTCTATAATACGTTCTCGTAAAGTCATAATGAATTTATTTTATTTATATATTTTAATTACAATTACTCGGAGGCCCGCAACTCTCCCATCTTCCTCTTCTCTCCCGCAATCTCCTCGAATTCCCCCATCTGCAAGCACTCCTCTGTAAAGACTACAAGTCTGCGGGCCCGCTGCAAGCACGCAAGCGCATGCGCAAATAAAATATTACTATACCTGGTCGAAAATGATGCGATTTCAAAGCCTCTATATCATTGGCTCCTTTTTGTTTTTTAATCTCAGTGCTTTCCCTACCAGTTGGTTCATTTCAAACTGAACTGTGATTTGCTTGAGTATTTGAGTCTTGCTTGAGTATACACAATTTAACAGAAAATTAACATAAAGGAGAGATCTTGTAGGATAATAATAATTATTTTTACACTGTATTGATCGCGTCAATACATTTCATTATAAGGTAAAGGGATGTACTATTTAGCCAGAATAGCATCCCTTTTTCAATATAATTAGTGTACAAATAATAGAAAATGAGGAGTCTCACAAGTTGTTGGCCTGCTGTACGGTGTACATATAATGGATAATAGTATTAAATATTATAATATTTTATATTGAGTATATTGTAATGAATTAAGAACTTCCTCGACGCTCGCGCGAAGATCTCCCTCGATTTCTTGTTTGAAGTACAGAGAATCATGAACAGAAAGACAACCCTTGTCTATGAATCTCTCACAAATTGGAATGAATATGGAAGATTCAATTTTCTGTAAAAGAACAGATAAAGAAGTTTTGTTATTTTTGCATTCTCTATTTAAGGACATAATATGATTATAAACAGAGGGAAATTCATTCATAATAATTCTTTGCACAGGTACATATCCCATATTTCCTTTGTATAAGAAATGAAAGAATTCCTCTTTTGCTTCATCTCTTGTAGAATAATTTAATTTATCCTTTAAATATAAATATAAATCTTCGTTTACAATTAAATCAAAAAATGTTTTTACATTTGTATCATCAGGATATTTTTTACGTAAATAATGAGCAAGAAAATATGCTTGTGAAGATTTTAAATCTAATGAATGTAAATAAATTCCGTCTATTGTACAGAATTGTCTTAATTCTTTTTTAATTGTATTGAACGATGAATAAATTCTATTATTAAGTTCACCTTTAATAACAAAAATATTTTTATAAAACATTGAGTAAATCATTTTAAAATACCTATTGGCTTTATCTTTGTCTATTATTTGATCTTCATATTGATTAAATACCCATTTTGTAGCTTTATCACAATCAATATTAAAACGTGAAGACATTAATAATTTATATTGAGAATTTTCTGTATCACTTCTATTTTCTATGGAAATAGTATTGAATATTTTTATATTAACTTCTTCATTAATATGCGCTAATTCAAATTTAATACTATCCAAAAAATCTTGTGTATATTGATATGATCTACTATATGAAATTTCACCAAATCTATAATTGGAACGATATATTATTCCATATAATGCTAATGTGTCAAGAATAATTTTTAATTTCCAATTAATACCATCTTCAGTTTTTATACGACCCCATTTTATTCTTTCATCAGACATATGAAAAGAAAATTCATAGCTTTTTTTGAAAGATAACATACTATCAAACCAATCTAAAAATGTAATATAATCTATTCTTGAAATAGGATTATCATATTCATTTTTAAGTCTATCATCAACTTCTATTAAATAATTTAATAAGAAAGGTTTATTCATTTATTAAGAATAATTAATTTTATCATAAAGTTTAAAATCATCAATAAAACCAGTTTCATCATATTCTTTTTTAAAATCGCGTATCCAATTCATTTGAAATAAAATTATTTCATTATTATTTAATTTTTCAAATTTATTAAGATCAATAACAGATAAACTAATTCTATTACCATAATAATAAGCCTTTAAATTATAATCTTTTCCTGCTTCTAAAGTAAATTTATCAGAACGTATTATTCCTCTTAAAAATTTTGCTAATCTTTCTGTTGTATATTGTTTATACACTTCTGTTAATGTGATATTATTCATATCATTTATTAATTATTTATTGTGCTATCAAATTCTTTTGTTAATTCATCATCAACATTCTTATATGCAAGCATTATAGCATTCAATTGTAAAAATGAAGATAACTTTGAAGATCTACAAATATGTGTAAGTTTTGTTACCAAATGTTGAAAATCTATTTCTTCTTTTTTATCTTTAAAATTCATATTAAAATAATTTGTTTTCGTCTTTTATTTCATCTTCTTTATGATTATACATAAAATCATATTGATATTTAAGAGCTTTAAATGTAGATGTTTGCATTTCAATTCTATCTTTTAATGATTTTAATGTACTTAATAATTCTTCTGCATTTTCAGACATGAAATAGCCATTAGAATTTGAACATAATCCATATACTAAGTTATTAACACGTATATGTTGTATAAGTTTTCTTAATCTTACACCTTCAACATCTACATTAATTGATTTTAATTTATCAATAATAAAAGTTGATGTTATGGCATGATCTTTTCCTTTTTTCATAGTGCTAAATGCTTTAATGAGAACTTCAACATAATGTTGTTCTTCTTCATTTAAAGGCTTTGTTATTTCTTCAAATCCTGTAATCATCTTATTTAAAATAATGTTTTATTATTATATGATACTGCTTTGCTTAATATGTAAGGAGTTTGTTTCACCCATCCTAACCATTTATAGCAATTCGTACATTTACATCCAATATGTTTTCCTTTTTTATAAAAGAGTAATTCATGTGAACCACAGTATTTGCATTTCTCAACAAGATTTACTTGTATTTTTGCTAATTCATTATCTAATTCTTCATCTATATCCATATCATTTATATTAAAAGTGTCCAATACAAAAGCCTCCATAAATCTATAAATCTGTCAGAAATTAAGAAGTTGAGGCCTTTGATATTGAACACAGAAAAAAATCCTTTTCATTTGACAGATTTTAATATTTTTAAAAAGGAAAGAAAATCAAAAAGTCAGTTTTTCTTTTGTAAACATATATAGTCATTTCGAAGTAAGACTTCTTTTACTATTCCTTTTATTATATATATACATGAAAATTAAAAAAGATATTACATTTATGTTAATGTTTTGTTAAACTTCTTATAATATACCAATTTTATTAAATGCTTCGTCTGTTCCCGTTAAATCAAATGTTGCACTGTATTGAAGACAATTACTTCTTAATCTTATTTCCATTTTACTTCCATTACGCATTTCATTAATAAGTTCTTCATTACCGCGTTTAATTTTAATAAACCAGGCTTTCCCTGCTGCATCTGTTGTAGATAGATATGATTTTGGTTTTTTATCATCAATAGAAATTGAAATATAACTTCCTTCACAACCTGCATAAGGAACTTCAGTAAAATAAATTAATATTTTATCAGTTAATCTTACAAATAAATAAGGTTTTTCATAAGGAAATTCATTACTAATTCCTTGTTCAGCCATTATCATTCCTTTATCACTAAAAGCACCTCCTATCGATTGTGTAATCCATTGTGCATTTATAATTTGCACCATTAAAAGCATTCCAAAAAATAATACGAATCTTTTGACGTTTGAGTTGTTTGTTAATGTTTTCATTGTTGTCCGTTTTAAGTTAATAATTAAATTGTTATGTAAATATAAACAATATTCTTGACATGAAGAAATCTTTTTAAAGGTACTTCAAACAAGAAATCGAGGGAGATCTTCGCGCGAGCGTCGAGGAAGTTCTTAATTCATTACAATATACTCAATATAAAATATTATAATATTTAATACTATTAT